TCAGAGGGCGGCGGTCAGCCGTGCCGCGCGCCCCGCCGCGCGCGTGCCCACCTGCGCCACCTCGATCGTCACGATGGTTCCGGCGGTGCCGTCGGCAGCGATCGTCGCAGCGTCGTAGGTCCAGCCCGGTTCCGCCACCTCGGTTCCCCGCACCAGCCTGTCTCCGTCCAGCACCCGCACCGTGTAGCGCTCGCTTTCCTCGGCCAGCGGCACGTCGCTTCCGCTCGTCCAGCGCCATCCCGCCCGGCTGCGCCGCACCCACCGGACCGCCAGCCCGCCGTCCGCCCGCTCGGCACGCAGATGCACCGGCGTCGGCGGGATCAGCGCCTCGCCCCGGATGGTCGCCGCCGCCTCGACGGCATCCGCATCACCCAGGCCCAGCGCCGCGACCTTCACTGTCCCGCCCGCCTCGCCGGTCAGCCCCGCCAGCGTCAGCGGCTCCACCAGCCTTTCCTCCTCGATCAGCAGGAACGGCTCGCCCGCCTCATGCCCGGCCATCGCCCATTCCGTGCCGCGCAGCCCCCGGCGCAGCCCGGTCAGCCGCCACAGTCCCGGCCCGGTCTGCGCCGCCGCCTCGAACTGGATCAGCTCCCGCCCGACCAGGCAAAGATTGCGTCCCTGCGCCAGCGCCGGCTCGTCCGCGCCGGCCAGCATCATGTCGGCGGCCAGCAGGGATACGCTCAGCGCGCCAACCCGGTCGACCAGCATCGCGCTCCCATCCGCCAGCGTCGTTACCGCCTGCCCCATGGTCGCGCGCGGCGCGCTGCGGCCGATCGGGGTCGCGTCGCCATTTGCGTCGATCAGGAACAGCGCCGCGCTGCGCCATCCCGCCCCGCCGCTCGCCGCCGCGACCAGCAGCGGCGCGCCCGCCACCGCCTCGCGCAGCGGCGGCAGCTCCACGATCCTCAGCGTCGTCGCCCCGTGCGGCGCGTCGGGCGGCCGCACGATCGCGCCCGGCGATGCGCCACCCGGCACTGATCCGCCGGCTCCCGCCACCCGGCGCAGCGTCAGCCGCACGGCCATCGCCTCCCACTCCCGCTCCTCGATCCGCCACAGCCCCGGCGCGTCCGCCACTGCTGCGGTCATCCCCGGCTCCAGCGTCAGCGCGTCCCAGCCGCAACGCAGCGTCATCGTCGCGCGCCCGGTCCAGCCCGTGCCCAGCCGCTGGGCCGCCAGCGCCCGCGCGTCGTCGGCCGCCATCACCACGGGCAGGTCGATCCCCTGCTCCTGCCGGCCCGGCCCTGGCCGCACGACCCGCTGCACCCCGCTCTGATAGTCGCGGGCGGCATCATAATGGCGCAGGCTCACCGCCACCGGCGTCCGGTCGGCCGCACCGCCGGACTGTTCCCGCGGCGTGATCGCCCGGCCCTTCGTCCCGCGCGCCGCCGTCTCCGCCGCGATGGCCGCCTCGGCATCGCGACCCGCCACGCGCAGCCGCAACCCCGCCTCGCCCTCGCACAGCGCCAGTCCCCACGCATCGACCAGCGGCGCGATCGCCTCCGCCACGTCGGCCCCGCCCGCCGCAAAGCCCTCGACCCCAGGAAGCCCGATGTCCCCCGCCACCCCGCCTTCGCTCAGGTCCGCCGCGATCCGCCCCAGCCCGACCACATCCCCGTCCGCCTCCACTTCGAAGGTCAGCGACGGGATGCGGTTGCCAAAGTCGGCCAGCGCCAGATCCTCGAACAAGGCATAGGCGACGCCGCGATGCGCCGGCGTCAGGTCCGCGCCCTGCGCCGACGCGATCAGCGGATCAACCGCCTGATCCTCGCCGCCCGGATAGAGGCGGAACCCGCTCATCTCGCTCTTGAAGTCGCCCGCCGCCCCGCGCAGCAGCTTGCCGTCCGCCCAGATGCGCCGGACCGCGCGGATGGGCCGCGCCGACAGCGCCACCGCGAAGCTGGCCGAATAGCTATAGCTGGTGACGCTGCCGCGCCCCTTGCCACCGCTCGTCTTCGTCACGCTTTCATTAAGGTCGGTGGCCCAGATCACCGTGCCCGCCACGCGCAACGTGCCGAACAGGCGCGGAACCTGCGTTCCATAACTGGATGTCTGGACCTGCAAATCGGCCATGCGCGGTCCCTGCCGTCCCTTCGGCCGGAACAGCACCGCATGATCGAACGCATTGCCGATCAACCCGCCGATCGCGCCTCCGATCGGCCCGCCCAGCGCGGTTCCCACCGCCGTCAGCACCATCGTCGCCATGCCTTGTCCCTTTCCCTCTCCTGCCCCCCGACCAGGGCCGGGGTTTCAGGTCCACCATCCCTCACGGGCACCGCCACCAGCCCAGCAGCGGCCAGGGCGAAGCGCCCGGCGTCTCCACCACGCGTCGCAATCCAGCATGGGCATGGACGAAGCCCGTCCCCGTCCAGATCATGAGGTGCAGTTGCATCGGCCCCGGCCGCGCCAGCGCGATGTCGCCCGGCGCGCCCCGCTCCACCCGCGCCAGCCCCGCCGCGCGCAGCCAGCCTTCCGCCCGGCGCGCGTCCCCGCTCCGCAATCCGTAGGCGCAAGGCCCCTCCCGCCCGGTCGCCACCGCCGCCAGCCCGACACAATCGATTCCCTCGCGCCCCCGGCCGTGCAGCCGGAACGGCGCGCCGATCATGGCGCGGGCGGCGGCCACCACCGCCGTCCCGTTCATGCGCCGGGATATCGGGTCAGAAGGTCCATGCCCGGCAGATAGGGCTCGCCGCGAAAATTGATGGCATTGCCGAACCGCGCGGCGCAGGTCGCCAGTTGCCGGTCGCATCCCTCGGTCAGCAGCGCCAGCGCCCCTTCCTCCACGGCAAAGGCAGGCGGATCGGCCAGGGTCAGCGCGTCCGCGCCATTGTCCGTCACCGCCTGCATCATCCCCGCATTGTCGCCCGTCAGCCAGCGCAGCGTGCCAAAGGCGTAGGCTCCCGGCGCCAACGCCGCGCCTGCAATCGCGACCGACGCTTCCTCCACCGCGCCCACCCGCGCGATCCGGCGTCGCGCCGCCATGTCCACCCGGCACGCCCGGTCGCCCAGCGTCGCGCGGCAGTCGGGCGAGGTGGATGGCGCGACCGGCGCGCCCAGCACGGCCGCCGCGCCGATCAGCTCCGCCGTGAAGGCCGCGCCCGTCCGCGCCACCGCGCCGATCGTCCCGCGCGCCAGCAGCAGCCACAGCGCGCCCGGCGCTTCCCATTCGGTCAGCCGCAGCTCCAGCGCCGCCCCGTCCCATCGCCCGGCCATCAGGTCGCGCTCGGTCAGCGCGTCGCTGGTCAGCGCGCCCGCCACATCGCTGTCTCCCCCGTCGAGCCCGATGCCGGCCCGCACGGCGGAAGGCGTCATCCCCGGCGCGGCTTGATAGGTCATGCCGCCCACCACAAGGTCGCGGTCATGGCTGGTCAGCCCCACCGCCACGCCGTCCCGCCGCTCGATCCGCCAGCAGAAGGCCAGCGTGCACAGCGGCTTGCCCAGCATCTCCGCCGCGCTCATTCGCGTATCTCCACCAGCGGCACGGACGGGGCCTCCCCGGCGGCGAAGGTCGCGCGATTGATCTCCAGCCGGTCTTCGGCAAAGCGCACCGGCACGTCGAACCGGTATCCGGCGGTCAGCACCACGCCCGCCGCCGGTGCCGCATCGAACGCGATCACGCCCATCCCTGCGTGGCTCCACCCGCCCGTCATCTCCACCCCGCCGGCCGCCACGCGGATGCTGCCCGGCACCGGCCGGGTGATGCGGCGGGCCTGCGCCTCTTCGCCCTGACCATAATGACGCATCAGCGGGAACTCGGCCCGCACCCCGTCGCCTATGCCCAGCCGCTGGTCGATGGGGGACGGCGGCGCGCCGGGCGGTCCGCTGCGGTCGTCATAGGGGTCGGTGAAGCGGAACCCGCGTGCCGCCCCCCGCCGCGCCCGGAAGAAGGCGATCAGCGCCGCCATGTCGCCGTCGGACCGCACCCCCGGCCCGGCGTCGAAGGACAGGCGCGCATCCGCCCAGTCGCTGCTTCGCCGCTCATGGCCCGACACGCTCTCGACGATCTGCGTCGAAAAAGCGGGACTGACGCTCGCCTCGCGCCCGATCGCCAGCGGAAAGACTATATCGTCAAAGGGCTGCACATCATCCTCCCCGGCAAAATTGAAGCAGGTGAAGCCGTCGCGGCACACCTGCGGCAGCGCCCAGATGAAGGTCGCCGCCGTCCCCCGCGCGACCGACGCCTGCGCGGCATCGGCAATGGCGCGCCATTGCGCGGCCTGCTCCGGCGCCAGCACAAAGCCCGCCAGATAATGCTGCTCCTCCGGCAGGTAGCCCAGCCGCTGCGTCGCCAGCGCCACGCCCCGCGCGGTGAGCGTCGGCCGCCCTTCCGTCACCCAGTCATAATCTTCCAGTTGCAACACGTCGAAGGCGGGCCTGGCCCAGCCCACCGGCATGTTGGCGCGCTTGGCTTCGGGCGCGCGCGGATCGAGAATGGTCGGCAGATAGGCCAGCAGGTGCGTCACCGCGTCCGGCGCAATCGCCTTCACATGCGCGCACAGCGCCGCCGTCGATGCGGCCAGCACTATGCCGGCCGCATCCAGCAGCGCCGTCTGCCCGGCGTTCAGGCTGCCCCAGACGCTCGGGATCGCCACCGGATCGCCGCCCAGCGCTGCCCGTGCCGCATCGTCATACAGGCATATCCGCCCGTCCCCCGGCATCACCCACCACCATGGCTCGCCGACCTGGAACAGGATCGGCAACCCCGCCTCCTGCGCGATGGCGACGAATGCGCCCGCGACCGCCTTCAGATAGGCCATCGCCCCTTCATGCGCCGGCGACAGCAAGGTGGACGGCGGCGCCCATCCGGTCAGCGCCGGGTCGCCATTCTCCGCCCGCTGCTTCCAGTCGTTCCAGCAATGCGCGTCGAACAATTCGTAGGACAGCGACCAGATGACGCCCATCCCCATCGCCCTGGCCCGCGCCGCGAAGTCCCGGTGCCAGGCCGCGCAGGGCGCATTCAGCACCCCGCCGGCCAGCGACACGTACAGCCCGTCCCCGGCCCGTTCGAGCCGGAAATAATGGCTCATGCCGACATAATGGTTGATCGCCCCGCGATAGCCCAGCGCATGGACCGCTTCCACGATCCGCTGCGGCGTCAGGTTGAACCCGTCGTCATAGCCGGTCGCCATCGACAGCCCATGTTCGGGCAGCATGGCGTCGCCCACGCCGATCACCGATCCCGCCCCGTCGCAACCTATGTCGCTCAGTTCCGCCCACCCCTCGACCGCCGCGGGGAAGGGCGTGTCGCCCGCGTCATAGCCCGGCGGCACCAGAGAGAGGAACATCCGGTCGATGTCGCCCGCCCACACCGGGTCCGCCTCCTCCGGCAACAGATATCCGCCCACCAGGGTCGCGAAATCGAGCGTGACGATCGCATCCTCCGGCCCGCCCTGTGCATAATTCCACAGCCGCACATACCAGGCGCGCGGGTTCCCGTCCGCGTCCCGCCCCTCGATCGTCAGCGTCGGCCCGTGCGTCTCGTCCAGCTTTCGCACGCCGCCCGACCGCCAGCGGAAGGACAGCCGGCACTCGCGAAAGTCCCGCGCCGTCTCATAGGCGATCAGGGGATGGCTCCAACGGTCCTCCGCTTCCCAGATCAGCCCCGCCAGATCGCCCGATCCGTAGAAGACCGCATCCATCCGCAACGACGATGGCCCTGTCGTCACCACGCTCGCCATCATCGGCCGGGGGAAATTGACGGTCCAGTGCGTCGCGGCAAAGCGCTTCATGAAGCGGCTTTCCTGCCCGCGCCGCGTGTCCGCCAGCCAATATTGCAGGCCGCCCATCGCTTCTTCTCCTATCCTATCGCGCCCTTGACCGCCCGCGCCACCTGCCGCGCGCTGCGCGCCAGCAACCGCGCCTCGCCTTCGCCGCCGCGCCCGTTGACCGCGATGCTCACCCGCACGTCCCGCGCCCCGCCGCCCGTCCCGGCCTGCACCTGCCCGCTGGTCGTCGGCACGAACAGTTCTGGCCCGCGCTCGCCCACCAGATAGGCGCGGCCCGGCGCCACCGGCCCGCCCGTCGCCCGCCCCGGCAGGCCCAGCGCGCCGGTCAGCAGCGACGCGCCCAGATTGACGAGGCTCGCGCCCGCCCCGCCCGCTCCGCCGCCGCCCAGCGCGCCGTGCAGCGCGCTCGCCGCGATCGAATCCAGCACCCCCACGGCGATCCGCCGCAGATCCTCGAACCCGAACTTGCCCGTCCGCACCGCCCGCAGCAGCCCCTGCTCGATGCGCCGTCCGGCCCGCTCCGCCCCGTCGCCCAGCGGCCCTTCCAGCCCCGCCCGCATCGCCTCGACATCGCGGCTCAGGCCCTGCGTATCGGCCCGCACCCGCACGACCAGCGTCTCGATTTCCTCATCCATCCCGACAAGCCTCCCTCAGTCCCGCGCCGAGTCCGGCATGGCGCCCATCAGCCGCGCCAGCTCCGCCCCGTCCACGCCCTCTCCCGGCGCATCCTCCCCGCGCGCGGCGCGCAGCACCGCCGAAAGTTCCGCCGGGGTCGCGCGCCAGAATTCGTGCGGCCGCCAGCCGAGCAGCCATCCCGCCACCCCTGCCAGCCGCGCCGCCGCCTCAGCGAAGCGCGTCACCGCCCGGCCAATATCTGTTGCACGATGGTTTTCAGCGCCGGCGTCACCTTGGCCAGGCCCACGGCCACCACCGCCTCGCCCAGCGCCTCGCGCGTCATCCGGTCGCGATCCACCAGGCAATGCCAGAACAGCGCCACCAGATCGCCCAGCGACAGCCTGCCGTCCGCCGCTCGCTCCACCAGCGCGAACAGCGGTCCCACTTCCGCCTCGGCCGCCACCAGCGCCCCGAATGTCGGCCGCAGCGCCAGCGCCTCGCCGCCGATCTCCAGCGCCGCTTCCCCGCGCTCGGGATTGGGCGCGCTCACAGGCTCACCACCGCGCCGGAGCTTTCCAGGCTCAGCGCATAGTTGCGCTCGCCATTATAGTCCCCGGCATAGTCCAGCCGCGTGACCAGGAATTGGCCGCGCATCCGCTCGCCGCTCTCGAAACTCAGCTCATAGCTGTCGATCGTGCCCGACAGCGCGTGGTTGCGGATGCGCACCTCGGCGGCCGATCCGGTGAACAGGCCGGCGGCGGACACGCTGACCGATCGCACGCCCGCGCCCGACAGCAATTCGCGCCAGCCGCCCGAATCCTTGCTGGTGATGTTGACCGCCTCGCCGTTGACGGACAGTTGCGTGGTCCGCATGCCCGCCACCGTCGCATATGTTGCCGGTGTGTTGCCGTCGCCCACTTTCAGCAAGAAAGCACTTCCCTTTTCCACGCCCATGTCGCATCCTTTCTTCAGTCAAACCGTGCAAAATGCAGGATATGGAGAGGTCCCCATGATTGTTGCCGCTTCGCTCGCGATGATGCTCGCCGCCGCGCCCTCCGCCGACGCCGTGGGCAATGGCCGCAAGGAATTTGCGAAGTGCCTCTCGTCGCAGGTGCAACCCTCGCTCGACAAGAAACTGACGGCCGGCGACTTCCAGGCCGCGATCAAGAAGGCCTGCGCCGACAAGGAAGCCGCCTTCCGCGCCGCCATCGTCGCCCAGGACAAGGCGGACAAGATGTCCGACAGCGCCGCCAATGCCGACGCCGACGACCAGATCTCCGAATATGTCGACAAGATCACGTCGGAATATGAAGAGAGCAGCCGTCCAAGCTGACGCCGGCCGGCTTCACCCAAAGCGTCACCCCGGTCTCGCGCCGGGGTCTCGCCGCGTTGCCGTGCCTTGCCGGCTGACCGTCGGCTACGGGCGTCACGCCTCCCGCACCGCTCTTAGCCGATAATCCACCACCGCGCGCCATCCGCCCGCCGGCCCCGGTCCGGCCCGCGCCACCCGCGACCGCGCCAGCCGCGCGCCGACCACGCGCCATCCCCCTGCCGGCAGGATCGTGCCCATCGCCGCCTCGACCCGCACGATCATCGCGCCCAGCGCATCGGTCGCGTCCCCAGCGATCGCCAGCCCCACCGTCAGCCGCAGCTCGCGCCCCTCAATGTCCTTGCCGCCCCAGTCGCTGCCGATACATTCGCCGGCAAAGCCATAGGGCATCGCCGCCCGGCCCGGTTCGCCATCATGCACGCCGTTCACCAGCGCCATCAGCGCCCCGTCTCCTCGCAGCGCGGCGATCACCGCGCCGCGCACCGCCACTTCCGCGCTCATGCCCCTCTCCCCGCGTCCCGCCCGGCTTCTCTCAGGCCAAGGTCGCGCATCCAGCGCGCCAGCAGGCCCGCCCCGCGCGCCCGCACCGCCTCGCCCTCGACCTCCGCCTCCACGCCTAGCGCCCGCATCGCCTCCGCGATCCGCGCCCGCCGCAGCGCCGCCCGATCCTCCAGCATCGCCATGATCCTCATGCCAGCCGCATCCGCCGCCATGGCCGCCACAGCGCGCTCACCACGGCGGGCGGCGTCGCGCTCTCGCTGCCGCGCGCCAGATAGTGGTCCGCCGCCAGCCGCACGATCCCCTGCCGCAGCGCGTCGGGCACGCCGTCCAGCGCCTGCGCCATCCCCGCCTGATAGGTGACGGCCACCAGCCGCGCCTCGCCCGCGCGCGTCACCCGCACCCATCCGTCGCCCTGGGCGTCGATATCCACGGCATATCCGTCCACCGGCAGCGGCTGCGCCAGGCCGTCCGAGTCGATCGCCGCCACCTGCGTCACCGCCAGCACCGGCCGCGCCGTCAGCCGCTGCCAGCTCGCGCTCGCCGCCACCGTCTCCTGCGCCTCGCGCGCGATCAGCCACTGGCCCACGAACCGCTCGCACAGCGCCCCCGCGCCGCGCAGCAGTCCCTCCAGCACGCCGTCCTCGTCCGCGCCGCTGATGCGCAGATAGGCCTTCAATTCCGCCAGCGACGCCGCCGCCGCCCCGCTTTCCCCGTCCGTCAGCATGGCCCCGTCTCCCGCCGCCAAAAAAGAAAGGGAGGAGCGCGCACGCCCCTCCCTTCAGTCGTCCCCGTCCGCTCGCCGCCCGGTTACGAAGCGGCGAACTTCATCAGCTTGCCACCGCCTCGTTTACGAAGCGGAGAACTTCATCAACTTGCCGCCGCCTCGTTTACGAGGCGGAGAACTTCATCAGCTTGCCACCGCCTCGTTTACGAGGCGGAGAACTTCATCAACTTGCCACCGCCTCGTTTACGAGGCGGAGAACTTCATCAACTTGATCGCCTCCGAATTCGCCACGCCGCCGCCGATCCGCTTGACGGCATAGAAGTGGACGAAGGGCTTGTTGCTGAACGGGTCGCGCAGGATGCTCGTCTCGCTGCGCTCCGCGATGACATAGCCCGCCTGGAAGTTGCCGAAGGCAATGGAAAGGCTGTTCGCCGCGATGTCGGGCATGTCCTCGGCCTCGACCACCGGATATCCCATCAACGTCGCCGGCTGCCCCGCCGCCATCGACGGCTGCCACAGGAACGCCCCGTCGGCCGTCTTCATCTTGCGGATGACGGACAGCGTCGCACTGTTCATGACGAAGCTCGCCCCCTGGCGGTACGGCGCGCGCAGGCTCTGGATGAGGTCGATCAGCCGGTCCTGCGGATTGCTCGCAGGGAAAGCGCCCGCCGCGCCCGACGCCACATATTGCAGCGATCCGAACGCGCGCACCGCGTCCGCTTCGTTGGTGGTCGTATAGGTCAGGAAGCCCTTGGGCTTGTTGGTCCCGTTGCCGTTGACGAAGGCCGCGCCCTCCGCCGCCGCGAACTCCCGCGCGATCTCGTTGGCCAGCCATCCCTCGACATCGAACTGCGCGTCGTCCAGCATCGCCTGGGATGCCGCCGGATTGGCGAACAGCTCGCCCGAAGGCGGCACGATCTCGTTGAAGCTCGGCGTTCCCGTCTCGGCCCGCGCGCCCGTCTCGCTCGCCCATCCCGACACGATGCCGCCTGCCGTCACCAGCTTGCGATAGCCCGCGCTGCCCGTGCGCACGACATTGGCGATGGCGCGGACCGGCGAAATCGCCTTCAGCGTCGATCCGATCGCCAGGTCGATCTCGCGCGGCACCGCATAGCCGCCCGCCGCGCCCGAAGCGCCCGAAAAGCTCTTCAGCTCCACGCCCGCCTCAAGTCCCTGGCGCAGATAGCGCTCCACGAACGCCGCCCGCGCGGGGTCTTCCGCCCCGCCCTTCACCCCATCCAGCGCCGGCCGCCGCGCGCTCAGCAACGCGCCCTTCAGCGCCGCCACCTCCTGCGCCAGCCCCTCGATCCGCTCCCCCTGCGCCACCGCGTCAAGGCTCGCCTCCAGTTGATCCGTCATGCCCGTCTCCACAAAAAAGGCGGCCCGAAATGGACCGCCGCACCAGTCCTTCTCCCATGGGAAGAAGGATAAGAAGCCTTGCCAGCCTGCCGGCTAGGCGAAGCTGGATAAGGGGGAGCGCTCCACTCCCACCACCCGCGCCAGCGGCTGCATCGGGTGCGTCACCACGCTGACCTCCACCAGTTCCAGCGCCAGCAGTTCGCGCGGCCGCGCGCCCCGCGCATGCCTGACGCGATAGCCGAAGCTGAGGCCATTAACCGCGCCCGCCTCCAGCGCCGCCGCCGCCTCGCGCCCGGCGGCGGTCGCGCGCGAAACCCGCCCGATCACGCGCAGCCCGCGCTTGTCCTCGCGCGCGCTCTCGATCCGGCCGATGACGCTGCCCGGTCCATGCTGCCACAGCAAAGGCACGCCCTCTGCCGCCACCTCTCCGAAGGCCCCGGCCCGCACCACGTCGCCGCCCCGGTCCACCCGGTCGAATATCGCCGCATAGCCGGCAAAGCGCAGGTCGCCGCCCTGCCTGCCTTCCGTTCCTGCTGCGCCGGTCGAAGCACGCCCGCCTTGCCCGCCGCTCATCCCTTCGCCAGCCCGATCAGCCCCGTCTTCACCGCGATACCCAGCAAGACCAGCGCCATCGCGATTCGCACCGCCCAGCCGATCACCGCGCCCCGCGCCGCCTTCTTGGCGTCACGCCAGGCCGACAGCAGCTCGCGCAGTTCCCGCACGTCACCCTCCGCATGCCCGTCCGCCAGGCCCAGCCGCTCCAGCACGCGACCCGCGCCGATCTCGCTCGCCTCCTCGATGAGGGCGCGGATGGTCACCATGTCGGCCACCTGCCCGTCCGCCTGCGCGACCAGCCGCGCCAGCATCTCCTCCTTCATGATCCCGTCCTTCCCTTCACGCGCCCACATGGGCCCTACAGTCCAAGCATCGCCTTCTTCTCTTCCGCCGTGAGGAAATCCGCCGCAGCCACCCGTTCCCACAGCGCCGCGCGCTCGTCCGACAGCGCCGGCACCGCGTCCAGGTCCGCCTCCACCACGACGCCCGGCCACCATCCGCCAAGACCCTGGCTCAACCCGCCGCAGATCTTCGCCACCAGCGGCAGGATCGCCTGCCGCCACAGCGCCTTGTTCGCCTCGCGATAATTGGCGTAGCTATTGTCGCCGGGCAGCCCCATCAGCATCGGCGGCACCCCGAAGGCCAGCGCGATCTCCCGCGCCGCCGCGCTCTTCAAGCCCACGAAATCCATTTCGGCCGGCGTCAGGCTCATCGCCTTCCAACTGAGCCCCCCTTCGAGCAGCATCGGGCGTCCCGCATTGGCCGCACCGGCAAAGGCCGCCTCCATCTCGCGCTTCACCCGCTCATATTGTTCGGGCGACAGCACCGATCCGTCGCCGGGCTCATAGACCATCGCGCCCGAAGGCCGCGCCGCATTGTCGAGCAG